GACCGCGTCGCCAACGACAGCAAGGCATCGGCGCCGGAAGACCGGCGCTCCCAACTCATCCGGGCGCGTGCCCGCGTAGCCCTGAGGGGGGCATAGTGCGAACCATCGAGGAAATCCTGGCTGACCTTCAGGCGATCATCGACGCCAGCGCCGGGCGCACCATGACCGACGAAGAGGTGACCAGGTACGAGGCATTCGAGCGCGAGCTCGACGGCGTGCGCCGCACGAACGAACTGCGGGCCCGGAACACCGCGTACAACACGCCCGTCAACGGCGGCGGTACCCCGGCGTTCATCCCGGGCGGCCGCCAGCCGGACAGCCTCGAGGCGGCGTACGACGCGTACCTGCGTACCGGCGTCCCGAACGCCGACATCGCGGGTCTGCGGGTCAGCAACGCGCAGGGCGAGGGCACCTCGGCCGGCGGCGGGTACATGGTGCCACCCGGGTTCCGACAGAAGATCGTTGAGCGGATGGTCGCGTTCGGTGGCCTGGCGGCCGCGGTCGAGTCGTTCAATACCACGACCGGAAACAACATCGAGTACCCGACGCTGGACGACACCGCGAACGAGGGCGACATCACCGCCGAGTCGGCGGCGGTCGCGGACGGCGCCGATCTCGTATTCGGTCAGGTCAATCTGGGCGCGTACAAATACACCAGCGCCGGCGCGGGCAGCAACCTGCCGTTGCGGGTCAGCGTCGAGCTGTTGCAGGACGCGGCGTTCGACGTGCAGGGCCTGGTGTCCCGTGCGATGGGTACCCGGATCGCGCGCAAGCAAGCAACGCACTGGGTCACCGGTAGCGGTGTCAGCCAGCCGAAGGGGCTCGTGGCGTCGTCGCTGACCGCCGACCGGGATCTCGACACCGCCGACACCCCAGATTATGAGGATCTGGTCGACACGCAGGATCTGCTCGACGAGGCGTACGAACAGAACGCGTCATGGATCATGCGCAAAAACACCTGGTCGCAACTGCGCCTGATCGTCGACACGAACGGCCGGCCGATCATCCAGGACTCGACCGCGGGCATCAGCGAAAAGCCCGTGCGTCGGCTACTCGGTTCGCCGGTCATCCTCGATGAGGCCATGCCCGCGCTCTCGTCGGCCGGCGACGGTTTCTGTATCGCCTACGGCGATTTCCGCGAGGCGTACGTCATCCGACGCGTGTCCAACCTGGTCGTCGTCGTCAACCCGTACTCGCGGGCCGCGAACGGCGAGGTCGAGTTCACCGCGTGGGAGCGGGCGGACGGCAACATCCAGAACCGCAACGCCTACGTCATCCTCCAGAACAACACCTAGGAGCGAGCATGAGCACGACTGTCCGGTGGGACATGGCCGGCGCGAAGGTGCTGGGTGTCGACACGCTGATCTTGACCGACGCCACCGAGACGAACTTCGACTTCGGCACACCCGACGACATCAGCCTGGCGGCCGAGGCGAACTACGACCCGGGCGACCGGATCCTCGTCGTGTTCGCCGGACGGGCCGCTGCCGCACAGACAACCGACGCTGTGACCTGGGCCGTCTATGACGCTCCCGACGACTCGGGCAGCATCGGTACTCCGGCCGCGGCCTCCACCCACGTCATCGACGGCGCCCTGGTGGGTGCGGTCACCGAGGACACTCTGGTGATCGCCGTGGAAGTCCAGCCCGGCCGCCCATGGATCCGGTGCTCGGCCGACATGCAGGGCACCACCGACGACTATCACGTCTCCTGCGTCGTGCTGGCCGTCCCGAGCAACGTCTAGCCGTGGGAGTTACCAAGGGCGCCCGCTGGCCGGCCGACCTCGCCGCGCTGGCGGCGCGGGTCGCCGAGCTGGAGGAGCAGAACACCGCGATGGCCAAGCGGGTAGCGCGGCTGGAAACGCGCGTCCGCAAGGCCGAAAAGATCGAGTCTGAGTAAGGAGGTAGGCGGCGATGGCCTGGGCACCGGATTATGCGACGACGGCGGAGGCGCGTGCGTACATCACGCGGCACTCCGAGACCGTCGACGATACCGAGCTTGCCCTCGCCGTCACCGCCTCCTCTCGTGCGATCGACCTCTGTTGTAGCCAGGGAAACACTGCTCGGCAGTTCGGTGTGGTCACGGCGGAGGAGCGGTTCTACACGCCGCGGTGGGACCGGCGGCGCCTCCGTTGGATTATCGAGATCGACGACCTGATGTCGACGGTCGGCTTCGACCCGCAATTGCAGGACGCGGACGGTAACGACGTCGGCGCGATCGACGCGTACATCTTGGAGCCCCGCAACGCGGCGGTGAAGAGCCGCCCATGGACACACCTAGTCGTCAAACCAACCTCGACATACACCCCGACAGGGATTGAGTACGAAGCCGCGCTCACTGCCCCGTGGGGTTGGACGACGACGCCGACCCCGGTCAAGAACGCCACCCTGTTGCAGACGTCGCGGTTCTTCAGTCGGCGCGACAGCCCATACGGCATCGCCGGCTCACCCGACGACGGCTCGGAAATGCGGCTGCTGGCGCGCGTCGATCCAGACGTGTCCGTGATGCTCGGCTCGTTCAAGAGGTGGTGAGCCAGTGAACCTCGACGACGTGATGGACGCGGTGGCCGCGCAGCTCGACACGATCAGCGGGTTGCGGGTGTTCGCGTTCCCGCCGGACAGCCTGTCACCCCCGGCGGCGTGGATCGGCTACCCGGAGCAGTACGACTACGACGCCACGTACGGGCGCGGCATGGACCGAATCAGCAACCTGCCTTTGGTCGTCGCGGTGGGGAAGGTGTCGGACCGGTCGGCCCGGGACCTGGTCGGCCAGTACGTCAACGGTTCCGGCGCGGCGTCGGTGAAAGCGGTGCTGGAGTCCGGCGCGTACTCGGCGTTCCACACGCTTCGCGTCGTATCGGTGAACTTCGACATCATCACCCGTGGCGGCACGGACTACCTCGCCGCACTGTTCATGCTCGATATCGCAGGGCAAGGGAGCGCCTGACATGACGTTCGTTCACGGCAAGGAAACGTACATTTCGCTGAACGCCGTGGATCTGTCGGCGTTCACCAACTCCTCCGACCTGACCCGCAAGGCCGACAAGCACGACGTGACCACGTACGGCAAGGACTCCCACGTTTATCAGGGTGGCCTGCTCGACGGCGATGCCAACATGTCCGGCGTGTACGACAACGGCTCCAGCGGGCCGCGCGACACGATCGAGCCGCTGATCGGCACGGTGGTTGAGCTGATCCGGCGGCCGGAAGGCACCGGCTCGGGCCTGCCCATGGACACCGTCGACGTGCTCGTCGAGGAGTACGTCGAAACCGCTCCGGTGGCCGACATGGTCACGTGGGCGGTCAAGCTGCAACTGTCCGACGACGTGGCGTCCACCAACCAATCCTAGGAGTCCACAGTGGATAAGGAGCTGTTGCTCAAGCCTCGGCTGGCCGAGGATGACGTCGAGATCCCCGGCGTCGGCACGGTGCGGGTGCGTGCCCTGTCGCGGGCCGAGGTGCTGTTGGTGCGCAAGGCCACCGACAATGCCGACAGCATCGACGGACCGCGCGCCCTGGTGCTGGAACGGAAGATGCTCGCCACGGCGATGGTTGACCCGGTGCTGACCGAGGCAGAGGTCGGCCAGTGGCAGGAAGCGTCGGGCGCCGGCGAGCTAGAGCCTGTCACGTACCGGATCCAGGAGCTGTCCGGGATGCTGGAGGGCAGCGCCAAGGCGGCGTACAAAAGCGTTCCAGGCGAGTCCGGAGACGGAGTTTGAGTTCTTCCTGGCGCAGAAGCTGGGCATGACGGTGGGCCGCTTACGGGCCGAGATGGATAACCGCGAGTTCGTGCAATGGCGCATCTACTACGAGCGCAAGGCACAGCGCGAGGAGTTGGAGCGGCTGAAGGCAGGGGGGTGACGGCGTGCCGAACGAAATCCGTATCGACGGGCTGGCGCAGTTCTCTCGCAACCTGAAGAAACTCGACGCCGACCTGCCGAAGATGCTTCGGCTCGGGCTGAACGACGCCGTCAACGTGGTCCTGGACTACGCCCGGCCGCGCGTGCCGTCCCGGTCCGGCAAGGCCCGCAGGTCGCTGCGCGCCAGTTCCACCCGGACCAAGGCCCGCATCACTGCCGGCGGCAAGCGCGCCCCGTACTACCCGTGGCTCGACTTCGGCGGCAAGGGGCCGAACAACCGGCCGGCCAAGCGCCCGTTCTACACCGACGGCCGTTACCTCTGGAAAGGGTTCATCGTGAAGCGCGACGAGGTGAACGCCGCCCTAGTACGTGCCATGGTGTCCACCGCCGGGGCCGCCGGAATCGACGTGACATCGTGAGCAACGACGTCAAGCTCACGTTCGCCGGCGACACCGCCCAGCTGGAGAAGGCGTTCGACCGGGTGGGCTCCGCGGCCAAGTCGATGGACTCGGAGGTCCGTGCCTCGGCCGACTCGTTCGACCGGGCCGGCGAGGCGGCCGACAACATCGACACCAAGGCGATGGGCTTCCGGGACACGCTGACCGGCTTGGAGGATGGGTTCAAGGGCCTGAAGATGGCCAGCTCCGGCGATATCGGTCTGGAGTCGTTGCTGCTGCTCGGTTTCGGCGTCGGTGACCTGGCGTCCGGCTTCTACAACTTCCTGATCCCGTCACTCAAGTCGGCGTCGGCCTGGTTGAAGACCACGAAGGTGGCCACACTCGCCACCGCCGCGGCGCAGAAGGTGGCGGCGGTCGGGTCGAAGATCTGGGCCGGCGCCCAGTGGCTGCTGAACACGGCGCTGCTGGCTAACCCCCTCGTGCTGATCATCATCGCCATCATCGCTCTCGTGGCGATCATCGTCCTGATCGCCACCAAGACGACGTGGTTCCAGACGATCTGGAAGGCCGTGTGGAAGGGCATCATGGCCTACCTCAACTTCGTCAAGGGGATCTACGTCGGCGCGTTCAACCTGATGATCAGCATCGCAAAGAAGCTGATCGATGGCGTGGTGTCGATCCCCGGCCGGCTCAAGAAAGCGTTCTCCGGCCTGGTCAACATCATCACCTGGCCGTGGCGCACCGCGTTCAACTTCATCTCCCGGGCCTGGAACGCCACCGTGGGCCAGCTGTCCTGGTCGGTCCCGTCGTGGGTGCCCGGCATCGGCGGCCGGTCTATCAGCGCGCCCAAGCTCCCCCAGTTCCACACTGGCGGCACGGCGTCCGGCGCGATGGGTGCGGAGTTCCTGGCCGTGCTCCGTGCCGGCGAGCGGGTCGTGCCCACCGGCGGCGGCTCGGCGATGACGGTGGCCGTGGTGGCCGGCGGCGGCGGCACGAGCGCCGACCGGCACCTGACTCAAGCGGTTCTGGCCCTGCTCAACAAGGGCGCCATCAAGCTGGTGGTGCTTCCCAACGGTCGCGTGGCGGCGGCCAGTGGCTAAGCAGCATGTACGCGTCGAGCTTTACCGGGACGTAGACGACCTCGGCGTCATCCAGACCCGGTGGGCGGTCGAGCGCGACCCGGACGACGCGACCGCCTCGGCGGCATATGCCCGTGACGCGATCGCGCTTAGCCACGGCCGCGCGCCGGAGCAGGGAGAGCCAACGCCCAGCTCGGCCACGCTCACGTTCAAGGGCCACACCCACAACCCTGAGAACCCGGCCAGCGCCCTGTACGGCCTGATCGGGCTCAACACCCCGCTACGCATCTCTACGGGCGAGCACGAGCCACTGGAGACGGGTTTCGAGTACACCGCGGCGACCGGCTGGGCCGGCACCGGTGCGCTGTCGTGGGCGCTGTCCGGCGGCACGGTGCCCGACGACTACAGCGTCTCCGGCGCCCTGGGCGCCGCCGTCATCACCCACTCGGATACCAACGTGCTGCGCTACGGCACGGTGGACACCGGTGACACCGACGGCCGGGTGCGGGTCACCTTCGACCTGAGCGCGTCCGACCTCACCGGCGCCGGCGCCTCGGTATGGATCCTCGGCCGGTTCGCCGACGTGTCCAACTACTACGCCGCCATGGTGGTTTACGACACTAGCGAGGTGGCCACGCTCCGGCTCTACAAGCGCGTCGGCGGCGTGCTGACCGCGATCTCAGACCCGGTGTCGATCGCGGAGACCGGTGTCGGCGGCGGCGGCTTCGACATGATCGGCGAGCTGTACATCGAGGGCAACCGGCTCTACGCGTCGGCCTGGCGGCGGCTGGTCGGCTCCGAGCCGCTGACGTGGATGGTCTCCGCCGAGGACAACGACCTCACCGCGGGCACCAGTTCCGGCGTGACCTGCCGGCGGGAGACCGGGAACACCAACGCCAACCTCGCCATGCGGTTCTTCGACTTCGCCGCCATCCCCGGCACCATCCGTTTCTGCGGCGAGGTGTCCGACTACCGGCCGCGCCGCGCGCCCGGCGGCGACCGGTGGGTCGAGGTGGAGGCCGGCGGCCCGCTACTGCGGCTCCAGTCTCCGCAAGCTGACGCGCTCCGGTCGGCGC